GCAGAAGTAACTTCGTAGCCAGCAGCCAACACAATGGATTGTGCAGGGATTTGCAGAGCTTCGATGACATCAGCAGCGGCGAGGGCCGAGCCTTTTGCCGTTACAGCCGCTGCCAAGCTAATGGTGTTTTCAACCACATAAGGCATGGGACGAACGGAACGAACGGGCTGTGTAGCTGCACCAACAGCATTAGAGAGAGTAGTAATAGTTGCCATTTATGTTCTCCTTAAGCAGCGTTGTATTTAGCAGTGACAATTCCCTCTGGGCGCAGTATTTTTCTGCCGTAGAGGTGCATACCACGCACGATGTCAGCAAAACTATCTGGGTCACGATAGGTTTCTGTCTTAGTGATTTGCTGAGCGGTTGCAACAGCAGACTGATGACCAGCAACGATCACACCGAAGTTGGTGTTCTGATTAGCCGAGCCAGTAGTGCCAGCGCCTGTACCAACCTTAGGCAGGTTGTTAGACACATACACTTTGAAGCCATGCAGGTTGTTCACCACCAAACCGTTTTGCAGACCAGCACCGCCGAAGTCGCTGTTAAGCAAACGGCTGTCTTCGTCTTTCAACAGTTCCATGAAGATGGGGTCAACCACCAACCAACGACCTTGCGAGTCAACAAACTGTTGATCAAGCAAACGGTTCATACGAGCAATCACCATCAAAGGAGAAGCCGTAGCCGTGGGCAGAGCAGTAGCACCGGGCAGACGAGCAGCCAAAGGAATGGAGTGATCGCCAGCACTACCAGTGGTAATGTTGCCGAAGTCGCCCTTCTTCAATTGCATGCTAGCCAACAGTTCGTTAGAGCCAGCTTCAGTCAGCGCCTTAGTACCGGGGAAGGTAGTACGGGCAGTACCGGCTGCGGTGTGCTTAGCGGATTGCTGGTAACCTGCCAGATAACCCAACACATCTTGGTCATATTGGTCACGGATGCGGTAAGCAGCGCGATCAGAAGCCATCTGCATGAAGTTTACATGAGAGTGAGCAGCCTCAATGTCATCAATCTTGAAGGCGTAATAGTTAGCCTGATCGACAACAAGAGTGAAGTCCTCGTCATTCAGGTCTTGTGCAGTGATTTGTGTACCACGAGCATACGACTGAACGCTAACTTCAGGTTCTTTGATGATCTTAACCGAATCGCCCATGTTGGCAATCTCGCCAAAATAGTCGTTATTGGTCACAGCTTCAACAGTGGAAGCTTTACGGAATGCAAGTTGTACTTGCTTGGAATAGATTACAGCACTAAAATTACCATTGGGTAAATTGCCGTAACCCGTTGCCTTGGGAAATGCCATGATATTTCTCCTATAGATAGATGGGCATATACTTATATACGCTGACCTAGTTCCACAGGGCCAATCATGCTAGGTGAATAGATAAAAGTCTTCTAGAGGACTTTTATTTATTGGCTAGATTATTTGGGTAATCTGCTTACTGACAGTTTGCGTTAAACATTCTAGGGCTTTCGGTGGTTACGGATAACGGCGAAGACCCAAGAGCAAGACCAAATCAATGGCCTTGCTTAGGTTATATCACATTTTTAAAAGGTGTCAATACTTACCGAGCATTGCCACTTAGATCGTATACAAACTTACCAGACTTCATAGCTTTGGAAATGGCTTCTTGGTTAGCTTCATACTGGTGAGTTGTCATAGCATTAACTTGGGATTCATAAATAAGCCCTTCCGCATCCTGCCCAGAAGGAGCAGAGCGGCTACTTCTAGTGGAGATACCTTCGGCTGCGCTTCTATTCTCTGACTTCTTAGGCTTCCCAATTCCTTTGTCTGCCTTATACAAATCAATAGCACGGGCCGCTGCTTTAGCATCTGTGTCATTCTCATACAAAGCATTCTGTACCCACTTAGGCTGCTCTTCCACCCAATTGTGGAACTCATCGCTGTCTTTGATAGTCTCAAAGTCGGGGTGGATACGGAGCAAGTCAGCTTCTGCTCTCTCTCTAGCAGTCTCCTGCTCCCGATCATTCAAAGCTTTGAAGCGCTGGTCTAGTTCTGCTGATTGTTCTTTGGCCTTCTTGATTGCAATTGTTTCTACAATACGGGCCACATCAGGATACTCGTTAGCCCAAGCAGCTAGGTCTTCATCACTGGTGGGGAGTTTAATCTGATTACTGGTACTCTTTTGTAGCTGTGACCGAAGCTCATCAATCTCTTTCTGAAGCTGAACTTGTTGCTTTTGGGAATGGCTTCTCAAGTCACCATAGCGTTTCTTAAATGTCTTTTCCTCTGCATTCAGATTGCTGTCATCCTCTGAATTAGATGAGGCTGGTTTTCCTTCTGTGTTTAAATCAATTAACTCTTTAAGCTCGTTTTCTTCTTTTTTAATTCTTTCGTCGTTAGCATTGCGACTAGCAAACGCTGTCTTCTGTTCTTGTTTTTCCATTACTAATTCTGTCATAAATATATCCTTAAGTTGGGGCTGGTCTGTAGCCGATAAATCGGGGAGTCAGGTTAGCCAATAATGGTGGGTTGTTATTAAGTATCTACCAGCCCACCACTGGTTTAGATATTTGTATTATATATTAGTTTACTTACCCAGCATCACGACTTCCCCAGCCACGGTTATCACCGCTATTGTCTCCAGAGTACCGATCACTAGAAAAAGTATTACCTGTACTTCTTGTTTCTGCTGCTACTGCCGCTGCTGCTTCTGCTGCTGCCCTAGCGTCTTGTTGTCTAGTTGCTTCTGCCGCTGCTGCGTCTCTAGCATCTTGTGCTGCTGACACTCTTTCCGCTACTTCTCTAGCGTCTTGTTGTCTAGTTGCTTCTGCCGCTGCTGCGTCTTTTGCGTCTTGGGCATCTCTAGCTTCTTTAGCTGCTGACACTCTTTCCTCTGCTTCTCTAGCGTCTTGTTGTCTAGTTGCTTCTGCCTCTGCTGCGTCTCTAGCATCTTGAGCAACTTGAGCATCCCTAGCTTCTTTAGCTGCTGCTGCCATATTTGCTGCTGCTGCGTCTTTATCAGCCGCTGTTTCAGCATTCTGTATAGCCTGTTGTGGAGTGAGGCCACTTTCAATACCACTAACAACCATACCCCACATATCTGTAGGTACTGCGCCACTAAGGCCAGCATCAACAAGGCTTTTATTTATAGCAACTTCTTTAGCATTATCTGTGGCTTGTTGATTAGACATTGTATTAAATGCATTGGTTATACCCAGTAAAGCATCTAACGAATCTTTTGGTGCGCCTGTAGCTACCCCTTCAGAAGCTGCGTTTGCTGCTGCAATTGCAATATCTTTAGCAGACTTACCTTCGAGAGTTGCCTTAGCTGCTGCTTCTTGTGCAGCCTTTATAGAAGTAGCACTAAATCCCATAGAGGCTAAAGCAGAAGCATCAACTGCTTTTGCGTTTGCTGCTGCTGTTTTCTCATTCTGTACTTTGGTGAAGAGGCCATTAGCAGCAGATACCAATAATCCAAGTTTTCCGGGAACCATAGAAGCAAGTTTTCCTAGACCAGTAGTGCCACTCTGCAAACCGCCAAAGCCTTCTGGAGCAGCTTCTCCACCTGTTCTACCAGTGGTATCAGTGCTACCGTCTCTAGCTGGGCCACCGCCGCCTGTTCTTCCTGTAGTGTCTGCGCCAGTTGCTGGTGTAGTTGTGGTGGTTGTGGTTGCAGTTTCCGCTGGAGCAGATACATCTTTCTTTGTATATCCAGAAGGAACAGGAAGCAAGGCTTTGCCATTCAAGAAAGGAATATATCTAGTTACTTTTGTTTTAGGGTCTTCGTATAGCTCCATTGAGAACCCCTGCAAAGGCGCTCCACTATAATCAGTTGTATTTACTCCACCACCACCAGCAAATTTCTTTACTTCTTCTTCTTTGCCATCAACAGAGGAAATAATGTCATCAATGTTAGAAGAGAATTGTTCTTCGTCACCGCCATTTTCAGCAGCTTCTTCAGCGTTGCCCATCTGCCCCATGCTGTCCATCTTCTGTAGCCCTTCCTTGGCTGCTTCACGGATTTGCATAAGTTTATCTAGACCAATGTAGCGTGTAACATCAGCAGGGAAAACAAACTCACCATCACTAAGCTTTGCGTCTACATCGTCTCTAACTTCATTCTGTAGAGAACCTACAGGAACAGCGTTACCGCTAACGGGGTCTACTGTTCCACCTTGTTGTTTCATTCCACCAGTAGCTAACAGGTTATTTGTGGGCATTTATTTCTTCCTTGAGATATTTCATTTGACGCAACATAATTATGGCTCCCTGAGCTTGATGTATTTCCCGTAATTCAACTGCTTGTTCAAGCTTTCGTTGTTGCTGTTCAATATTGAATTGAAGCATTTCACAAAAGCCTTCCCATTGCTTGTTATTTGCAACTAATACTTTTAACTTGGGTAGATAAGACTTATCAGACATTGCCACTAAATCCCTGTTCTTGTGGGGCAGGAGCAGCACCAACACCAATGTTGCCACCACCACCGCCGCTCATGTCTGCCACGCTAGGAGGGCCAGCTACGCCCTGTGGTGGAGCGCCCTGTGGAGCAGCACCGGCTGGTGCAGCAGGAGGTGCAGGAGGTGCGTTCTGCTGCATTAAGAATGCTTGCTTTATGGCCTCATCCATGTTGTTAGTAACCTTGTCTGGGTCTAAGTCCATGCTCTTTGCAATTTCACGGATAACATAGGGGAACTTAGCAAACGGAGCAAGCGAAGGCTGGCTAGCAATCTGCAAGAACTGCATCAACCGCTGGCTTCTAACTTCGTTAGCCATCAAGCTCTCTGTTCCCTTAGCCGATACTTCCAAATCTCCTTTAATTGCAGGGTCATAATCAAACTGCATGTTGAAGTTAAAGAAAGCCTCTCCCAAAGGAGCAAGTAAATAATCATCCACATTCTTAATGACTGTTTTGATATTACCGCTAGCAGCATTCATTAACATGCTGATACCGCTGGCAGTTCTTCCAACACCAGATACACCTGTCTGACCGTGAGAGAACGAAGGTAAGCCTGTGGACTCGTCTGCTAGTTGTCTAGCTTTATCAAATAGCTGTAGGTTTTCATTAGACACATTTGGAAACTTAGTTCCAAACAGCGATTGACCCGGCGCACCACCTTGTCTGCGGAACACTTTGCCGGGGAACACAGATAGGTCTTGACCGGGGACAAGATTGGTTTCGTCA